TTCGGGACCGGTGAACCTGAAGAAGAACCAGAGACCGGTGGGAACAACGGCGCTGGTGGGTTCGTTTCACAACCAGCCCCAGGGGTTTTTAATGCAAAACCAAGCGGTGGTGTCGGTGGTGGTGGATTCATCACCAACCCTAAACCAACACAAATTGGTCCCGTGAGGAATGTAAATGAATTTGAATCATTTAATAACTCGAATTCTTCGAATAGAAACAACATATCTGAAAAAATTCAAGTTCTTCGAAACCAGGGGAACAAGGCTTCGAAACTTTTGAATCAGGCGCGTGTAAATGTCGTCGGGAACCAGAGAAGTACAAATGTTAGAAGTATAGTGAACAGCACTCTTGGTACAGAAGCATAAAAAATATTTGCGTATACAAAATGAAGTTATTTGGACAGTTGTTCCGTGTCAGTTATAATACACAGGCGTCGAGACTTGTGGCCCAGATAGACGGGTGCCGAAAAAACCTCAAAGATATCCGCGATGTGTTGTCGACTATACGATCCAAGAAAACATTCAAGGCTAATTACCCGAAACTGCGTTCAAAATACGACAGTTTGTACTCCAAGATTAAATCAATTTTGAGTACAATCAAAAGTGTCAAACAAAAGTTTGCTTCAAACGTGAACCGCATGAACAAGCCCGTGAATGGAAACAATAACGCATCTGTGTACGTGACACTTTCATCAAATGGTAAAAAGTACGTGATCACAAAGTCACCGCCGATAGTTAAAATGGAAGCCGTGATCCAGGCTCTCAAGAAGCGCGTGGCTGCCGAAGTGCAAAACGTGCAAAACATTCAACCCGCTCCCGTGCCTGCACCCGAAGAAGACGAGCCGCTGAATAGCACGAACACAAATGCTCTGAACAAACTCAAAGTAAACGCGAACAAACTCCAGGGCGCCCTGAACCAGGCTCAGAAAAACGTGAACGTTGGCAACAATAATGTCAACAGACAATAAATGCCGTGTGGTTGCATGTTTGTGAAGCCTAAACCCAAACCAATTAAGAAGAAAACCACCAGTACTAACACGAAGAAAAAGTCTCTGAAAAAAAAGAAGGTTGGTAACAAATGACAGATTGTGCAATTTGTTGTGAAAAATTCAATGAAAAAACTCGCAAAAAAGTTTCGTGTAATTACTGCAACCTAGAAAGTTGCAGGACGTGTGTACAAAAGTACCTCACCGAGATTACGACCGATCCACATTGTATGCAGTGCAAGAATATATGGAATCGCGAATTCATAGATTCTGCATGTACAAAGACGTTCAGGAATCATCAACTGAAAAATCATAGAGAGAATATTCTTTTCGAACGTGAAAAGTGTTTTCTCCCGGATGCTCAAACTATCCTGGCGCATCGGAAAGAAGTGACTCGCCTGATTGTCGAAAACAATGCGAGAATCATGCGTCTCGAAGAAACGATACATGAACTGCGTCGCACGAACATGACGCTCGCGAATCAGCCCTTGCCCACTGAGAAGCGCAAATTTGTTCGAAAGTGTCCCGTGAGCGAGTGTCGGGGATTCTTGTCGACACAGTGGAAGTGTGAGGTGTGCGACAATAAAATTTGTAACGAGTGCAACGAAATCAAAGGCGACGAACACATGTGCCTTCCCGAGAATATAGAAACCATGAAACTCTTGAAGAAGGATACGAAACCGTGTCCCAATTGCGGAACCATGATTTTCAAAATCTCAGGGTGTTCGCAGATGTGGTGTCCCGACTGTCACACGGCGTTCAACTGGAACACGTTGACAATAGAAAAGGGTGTTGTACACAATCCACACTTTTTCGAGTTTCAGCGTCTTGGCGGGAATCTCGCCAGGAACCCGCGCGACATTCCGTGTGGCGGGATCCCGAGTGTGCACGAGCTGTACACCGTGTGCAACGTGAATCCGCCCCATCGTAGATGGGCGACCGCTACAGTACCTGTCGAGATGAAGATCGTGTTTGACTTTTGTCAGATTCTCGTGCACATAGAACAGGTTGAGATGGTTCGAATGCCACGAGTCGAGGACAACCTGGGACTGCGTCTCAGGTACCTTGAAAATACACTTTCTGAAGATGGGTACAAGAGTATACTTCAGAAGAATGAAAAGGCTCGTGAAAAGAGCCGAGACCTGAACAACATCTGGACTATGGTTGTACACACCGGGTCTGACTTACTTCGACAGTTTGTGAACAAGGAGATTACGCTCGAACAATTTAAGGAGATAGTACCCAATCTCATCAGTTACACGAACGACACTCTCAGAACTATCTGTCAGAGGTATTCTTGTGTCGTGAATCAGATTGATCCACAAACGTTCAATTTCAAAAAGTTGCAACCTCATGGACACACTGGCGAGCAAAATTTACGAAACGCTGGGCCCGGGGTACAATGAGTGTGTGTACCACAGAGCGTTTGAAGTCCTCTTGAGACAAGAGGGTATACCATACGAGACTGAGAGAATAGTTCCGATAGTGTTTGAGGGACACACGATTGGAAATCTTCGGATCGATTTGATTGTCGAAAACAAGTGCATCGTGGAGCTCAAGGCCATAGCCAAGCTGAACGACGCGACCAGAATTCAGACGAAAAATTATTTGAAACTCACTGGTTTGAAAGAAGCTCTTTTGATTAATTTTCCTCAGACTTCTTGTCAGAGTAGTCCAGAGATTCTGCGATTTGGTACGCCAGAATAAAAGGAAACACTTTGGCGAGCATCTTCGATGAAGATTTAGACGTTTTGTACCACGCTTCCGGGTCCTTGAATCCTTCCGTGAGCGCTTCGGTGGCCTTCTTTATGTAGAAGATTGCGTCATCAATGCAAAAGTCTCTGTGCTTGTCACCAGTCTTCATGGCTTCGAGAAGAGGCACGAGTCCGTCCATTGTGTACGTCCCTTGTGTGGTTTATTTCTAAGCTACTAATATGGAACCCGCTGTAGTATCCGTTGTGATCCTCGCGTTTGCACTTCTCATGGCTACATTTTACTTTGGGTACAAGTTTCTCAATGCACCCGACAAGAAGAAAAAATCCAAGAAGGAGTCATCGAAATGTGGTACATTACCAGTAGGTGGGATTGCATGGAACGAAGAAAACTGCACGGTAGATTGTGATCTCGGTTACACTCCTGACAAGAAGGGTACAAAATGTTTTTGCAATACCTCGCTAGGATTCATAGCGGGAAAGAGGGGTTGTGAATGTGATTCTAAATTGTATCTTGTACCAGACGACTATAACAATTGCGAATGTGATGCCAAGAATGGGTATGTTTCGAAACCTGGTCAACCATACATATGTGTACCTAAATCGTAGAAATAAATTCCCATTGAAGTTCTTTGCAGATGTGTTTCCAGATGACATCTTGTTGGTACAACTTTTCTTTTGATTTCAGCAGTGGAAAACACGGCAAGTAATCGTCTTCACCCAAGAGTTCACAAAACTTGTACAGCACGTACGAGTAACTCAAAAAGTTCTTTCGGGACTCGGGACAATGTTTGTTGAATGGTTCTTGAATGTCACGGAACATCATTCTCAGACGGTCTTCGAGCGCCTGTGACATTTTAGGTGGCTGCATTCCATTGAGAATATTTGAGATGTAGGGCACGTGTTCATAATACTTGTTCAATCGCAGTTTTTTGAGCAGAGCTCTCACCTTTGCATGTGTTATATCTGAAATATTCTTAATCTTTTGCTTCTTGAATTCCGACCTTAGTTGTTCAATGACTTCGCTTGGTATATTTGTCGTCTCTTGAGCCTGAAACTGGAGGAGCCACTCGTTGAAGTGGTTGTCTCTCTTGTACGAATAATGAACAATCTTCTCGACTTCTTGTTCCTCCTTGTACGAAAGTTCGTCCCCCAGGATGTACACGGTGTTTCCACAGCTTCCGCACACGTCTACGCACGTCGATTCCGAAAAAATGTTTGACTCTTTGCACCGAGCACACGCGTACGACGTGATTGCAGTTTCGACCACCTCGTTTTCGATGACACCAGTGTATTTTTCCACATTTCGAAGGTACTCGTGAAAAATCTCACGTCTCTGGACCCCTTTTTTGGAGCTCGCACCGAAGACGGTTTCGATGGTGTGTCTGTCGTCGCTTTCTTTCGTGAGTCTCTCTATGTAAGGAACGCACGTAGCCATGTACTCGTACATCTCGTCTCGGTAACGTTCCGCGTTGACCGGGTCGTTCTGGATCATGGTCTCCAACTCTTGGATCTTGGCTTCATATCTTCCAAAAAAGTTTCCATCCATCATTAAAGAAAAGAGTCTAATTTTCTTAAATGACTTTTTACGATGTCATCCAGTACCTTTTTTATGCGATCGTGGCAATTGTTCAGTACTTTCGGGAGTTTTTCAAAGGACGTGAGTACTACATTCGAAAAGTTTCTCTCCAGTACGACCGTGACGGCGAGAAGGACGTCACGGATGTCACGGTCGAGTACAAGTACTACGGCGGAGCAAAAGCTGTTTTGAAAGGCACTTCAAAGGACGTGAGCGACTTGTGCTTCGCGATTTCGTACCTGTACAAGCTCAAACCCTACATGTACCTGACACGGAACCCGGATCACGTCTTTCCACCACTGAAACGATCCGCGTCGTTTAAGGTTCCTGTTAAAGAGGCGTTTACGCTCGACGAGAACGACGCACCGATTCATAACGTCACAGACACTGTGAAACTGTACGAAGGTCCCAATGTAGACTTTCACGGCGAGGACATCCTGCTGTGTGACATGAACATCGGTGTGTTTTCAAAACTGAGACTCGTGAACATTTTGGGTGCGGTTGTCGAAATTGAAGACCGTATCAATCACCAGACTCTTTGGTCGCAAGATAAAACTTGAGTTCTCCCAAGTTTGCTACGTTGTACTTTAGAACCATGAAACGGTTCTCATCCTCTTGCATTATTTGCACGGTCGCGCACATGCCGGTAGCCTTGGTGAACAGGTTCAGGTACTTGAGTGAGTACCGACCCTTGATTTCGCCATCAAACACTTCTTCGTTGACGCACTCCAGGCTCGTCTCTTGGCTTGCAAAGTCCCCTTCACACTTGATGACAAAGTGTGTAGAGTTTCTCTTGATTTCGAGATCTGTCGCGAGATTGTTCATGTCGCGACATATCCTCTGAAAGTCCACGGACGGCATGGTCGTAATCACGTTCATGACAATGTCCGGAACTTCAATCTGGTCCTCGTTAATGTCGAGCAGCTTCAGCTGAAAACGCGTCTCGGATCGCTTCGTCGTGTTTTCTATGAGAATGTCCAAACACTCCCTCGAATTTATTTCAACAGTCAGTGTGTCATTGTTTGAAATAAATTTCAAGAGTTTGAACATGTTCGTGACATTTACACCCGCAATTATGTTTGATTCACACGTGTACTCTTCAAAATTTTCAGCCACCAAAAACATATCGACCAGTGCAACGCGTGCAGTGTCAAGGGTCAAGACCTGAACACCTTTTGGTGTGAAGTACATGTTGACGTCATTCAAAATGTCCTTGAGGACTTCAAACGCCGACTTGAATGCAGAAGCCTGAATGGTCTTGAACTTCATTGTGTTTTCTGGAATCTTACTCTCTAACTGGTCACCTTTTTGTTTATTTTGTCTTGGAGTTCTTGAGTCATGGCTGGCTGGAGCGACTGTCCATAGCTGTCGAGCGAAAACATGTTTCCGCCGCTATCTTCCGAGCCATCAAACGACGCAAAACTTCCCATATTTTTGCATGACTTCAAATCGCAATTCTCAAACGTGTTTGGCAAGAGAGACTCGAGCCAAGCTTTTATTTCCTTGCCGACGAGAATTTTTCCATTTTTCGTCAGCATGGTCGGGACCCTCGTGATCTGCTTGGCGTACTGTTGTGGGACGCCCTGACGATTGACGTCGTGCAGTTGAACCATCTGTTTCAACTGGGGAGTGGACTGCAAAAAGTTTATGATTTCGATAGAGTGTGCACACTTCTGGCTGTAGATGAGTAAAGCCGCCATTATATTACTCGGGTGTTTTTCTTATTTTTTTTTAAACGCATAGATAAATGAATACAAAGGTTGCAGTACTCGCCCTCTTGGTGATTGCAGTCCTGTTCGTCATGACACCGCCGTCGAAGATCCAGGGAACCGAAAATTACACGGACCCGGTCACATCCGACCCCGGATACGGCAGCTGTGTCACTGTGGTGACGCCCGACGAACTCGACCGGGTCATTCGAGCAACGCAAAAAGCTCTGAGCAAGCAGATTGGAAAATGCACGTACTGTATCGAAACGACTAACATTTGCCGAACCGGAAACACGTACACTGGAAGTTTCTTGTTTGTCGTTATGCCGGGCGAGACTGGAGGAGGTACCTACGGAGTCGGCGTCGAATCAACCGTGGATACGAAAGGAAATGTGTCAAACATCACACTGCAGTCTAACAACACCATAGACCAGATGGACCCATATGAACAGTTCAAGTCTGGGAGCGACATCCAGACGTCCACACTTCCGACTGTCGCGCAGTTACAATCGGCATTAAATAATGTATAAATACATGATTAACGTCAGAGAAATTCAAAAGATTGAAGAAGCAAGGCGCAAAGTCAAAAAAGAAATATACAAGAAGATTCTTGAACAGTTTAGCCGAAAGATCCAGACGTACGTCAGTGCGAATCAAAAACAAGTCTTCCTAGAGGTTCCCGTCTTTCTTGTGGGGTACCCTTCTTATAACGTCGAAACAGCCGCCGTGTACCTGAAACGACAGCTTGAACTCGGAGGGTTCAGGGTCGTGAACGCGTCTCCGACTTCGTTCAACGTCTCGTGGCAAAAGGAAACTCCCCAACGCAGAGAAACGTCGCGTGTTGTGTATGAGCCCGCTCCGCCTACTTTTTCAGAAGACTACTTTCCTTCACTCATCAATTTGAAAAAGGCTGCGAAAAGATACTCGTAGTTTTTTACTCCGTGACATATAATGGACGGTCTCACGGTTCTCGTTGAAGCAAAGAAGGAGTACCTGGCGCAACTGTGTTGTGTCATGTGTCCGCACATGATTACGGTTTTCGAAACCATGTACGCCGAATCTAGTCGTATTTCAAAAGGTAAACAAGTGCTCATACAGTTTCAAAAACTTCTCAAAGAGGTTCCAAACTGGAACGATCACATGATTAGTCAGCACGTTGGCAGCATCTCGAGTTCGTGTGGTTGGTTCAACGACCTTATTGCGGCGGTGTTTGTGAGTTACGTCAAGATTCTTTCATCAGTGAGAATCAACTCTGACAACAAGAAGATTTCTTTGAAACTTCCTTCGAATGATGTCTTCATCCATGGATGTTTTATACACGCAGCCAAAGACTTGTACAAAGATCCATATGTGTATCATGAAGAAATGTCAGAGTACGACCGCGACGCGAATCTCACCAGGCGTTTCATTGTGTGCATTGAAAACACTGTCAAACAGATGATTCCCATCCAAGAGATTCTCAAGACGTACATTTCTCACAAGGAGAATGATATTGACATGAATACCCAGGTCGAAGAACCTGACGACCAGTTCACAGAGGAACCTGTTCCTGAACCTGAACCAGAGCCCATGCAACAAGAACCTGTACCCGAGGTTCCTGGACCGCCCGGGGTACCAGAGCCTGCACCCTTGGCCCCACAGCCCCCACCGGAAAATGAAGTGAAAAACATCAACGTGAATGGACAAGTTTCACAACAACAAGAAGAAGATGTTCTTTTTCCAGATGCACAATAAAAAAAGTTTGCTGATACTAAATGGACATAAGTGAGCAACTCAAGGATCCTATGATGGCTGCACTTTTCGCAGCTGCCGCCACGTCTGCATATATTTACGTGAAGAACCAGATGAACTCAGGGGACAAACTTCCCCTGAGTGCATTCGCCAAGCCATCCGCACTGGTCGCTCTTCTTGTGTACTTTATCGTGTACAGTGGATCACAACGTGAAAAGATTTCGTCGGAGCCTTTCTAGTGACTCGCTTAAAGCTATGAGTTCAAAACTAGGTACATGACTTCCATCAGCACTTTCAATGATATGCTCGGGCAGTTCATCAACGAGCTCGAGAACACTTTTCCAGAGGAGCCAGCTTTCAAGAAGTACCACGTGTCCTTTGACATTATGAGGGCTGCGAACCCCCGCAAGTGTGTTGATGCGTTTATGAAGACGGCTGGCAAGTACTCGAATCAGATTATGCAGAAGGATGATTCATTTTTCTCAGAGTTGGAAGAGTTGCCCATCAACAAGTACTGGAACGACGACCTGTCTGAGGGGACCAAAGGTGCAATCTGGCAGTACCTTCAGACGCTCAACATTCTAGGAATGACAATCACTACAATTCCAGCCGACATGCTCAGTATGGTCGAGGGAGCCGCTGCCAAGTGTGCGGAGAGTATGCAAGGCGGTGGCGACGAAAAGTCTCTCATGACTGGAATGTCCAGTCTTTTTTCAAGCATGTCTGGGCTTCTTGGTCAAGAAAAAAACTAGGGTGATACTATAAATGACGAGTTGGTTTGATAAACCTACAGAACTTTTTAGGTCTGATAAGATAACATCATTTTGGCCGAACGACAGTCAGTCCGCCGCCGAGCGGATAAACGCCAGTACACGATTTATTCTGTACGCCACATGTGTTCTTTATCTTATCAAGCGAGATTTACGAGTGATTGTGTTGGGAATGCTGGCCATCGGTGGTCTCTTTTTGATGGCCAAAACTGGCGTTGTCAAAGATCCAGGAGTCACAGTGGTTGGAGGTGGCAACTGTCAGAGGCCGACGAGTGACAACCCTCTCGGCAACGTCCTTCTCTCCGACTACACCGACGACCCGAACCGCCCCGAGGCGTGTTGGTACCCTTCGGTCAAACCACAAGTAGAGGAGTACCTAGACAACACGGTGAAGTTTGGCCCGGCACGAACCCGGTCGCCGACCGCCAAGTATCAACGAAAGGCGTTCGCGAGGCAGTTTATGACGGGTCCTGTGTCGTCAATTCCAGGAGACCAGACCGCGTTCGCCGAGTGGTGCTACGGTAAAAAGTTTAGCTCTCAGTGCCGCAACGATCCCAAAAATTGTGACGCAGACTACTGGGGTGCTCAAACGGACGTCTTTTCTGGCATTGACATGGCTGGTAATAAACGTTCTGGTATGACCAACTAATTTCTTTTATGGTTGTATATAAATGGCGTATCAGCTGCAGCCAGGTCTTTTGAATGTTGATCGAGGGAGTTTTCCAAACAACAGCGCATACGACGCCATCACGGTGTACCCGCAACCCAGTTCTCTCCATACGTGTTGCCGCGCCAGCACCATGGAGTACGGAACGGCGCCATACATGGCTGGAAAGGGTGCACCCAACCACCTCATCATGGTCGACGACGAACTCCGCTCCCAAAGTACGAAACAGTTCAAAAAGGAGCTCGTTCGGACATACGAGCGAGGATTCTTCCCCCTGCAAGACGTTTCTCGCGCAGGTCCAGCCCACGTCATCTGGTGGGACCCCGGGAGCACTCGCGCCGATAAACAAAACTTTTTGTTCAAGGCGAGGTACTGCAAGGGACCAAACGGCGTGTGCTCTCCGTACGTTGATCCGCGGGGACACAATAATTAAAATATGTTCTGTCATTAAAGGATGGCTGATCCACTATCCATAGCTGCAATTCTTGGAATTGTGTACATAGGCCGTCAAATAAGTAACAATCAGGTTCAGCCTACACCTCCTCCCGTGGCGTCTACTTCTTCAGAAGATGTTGATGAGTACGACTACAATGAAAATTCACGGGACCTCATTTTGAATCAAATGAAACAACCCGGGTACATATCAGAACCAGTAAACAAGAAACGAGAGGTTGCAAACTTTGGAGACATTGCATTTTCGACCTACCCAAACGGCGAGCCGACACATGACATGTCAAGCAGGTACTATGTTTCCAGCAAGAACAACAACCTTTCACCCACTGAAAAGGTTTTCGTGGGTCGTGGTCTCGGTATAGGTCCCGATATTCCTGCTTCCGGTGGGTTCCAGCAGCTGTACCGCGTCAACCCCAACAACGTGGGCGCGTACAAGCTCACGACTCTCCCGGGTCGCATCGCACCTGGGGCGAGTACGACGGGGTGGAGTCAGCCGAGCGCCGGAACGTACGGAGAGGCTACGCAGTTTCCGCCTTCCAAGACCGCCTACCTACCGGAGAGGCGCCCGGAAATTGGAAACAGGGCTCAGGGTCAAGGCGGTGCCGTCACGGGTACCACCATCCGCGAGTCCTACGTCAAGACGCAGCGAGCGACGACGCGCGCCGAGACCGGGTTGCGAACCGACGGCCTCGAGTACGCACCCGCCAAAAAGTTCGTACCTTTGCCTACGACGTCTGACGCACCGTCTCGCAACAAGGGCGACCTCAACGATGTTCAATTTTATCACACGAACAACCCGGCCCCGGATATCCACAGTTTCAAGCACGGGTACACGAACGACCCACTTAACAAGGCGCTCAATAGTAAAAACTTTTCAGACTGCGAACTCGACGCAGTTGGGTTCAAAGTGGATGACAAGCGTGGTCGCCCCGATCGCGCCGGAAATGCAGGAAGGATGAACGTTCGTGCAGGTCCGCTTCAGCAAGGAGGTGTTCTGACAGCAGTGAGGTCAGACGTGGAAAGAACTGACAATTATTTCGGAATTGCAGGTACAACTACCAACAACAACCAGAGGTACACCAACGACCAGTACTACAACTTCAACGCGTACAAAGGACAACCGGGTCGGTGCGACCTCTCCGTTGCAAAGAGGCAACTGGAAAATAACCCGTTCGCCCGTTCAATTAATTAATGTACATCGTGTTTAAAATCAAATTCTTCATGTAAAATGTTACTACTAAAAAATTTCTTTTTACTAGTGATCACACTCGAAATACTCTCCGTGTCTGTTTCAGTTTCTGCTTCTTCTTCAGCCGCTTCAGGCTCCTCTTCTTCGTCTTCAAAATCATCGCAGTACGGAACTGGTATTTCATCGTCTTCGTCGTCGTCTGTTTCAAACCTCGACCCGACCCCACGCTTCCACGCCCTGGGCTCGGAGTCGCCGATGTCATTGAATTTTTTAAAATTCATTAATATGTTTTATCTATAGAATCTTTAAGCATTGTCTCAATCAGATTGGTAGGAGTCCACGTGTCCCACGTGTCCGCTGCCTCATTGACATCATTCAATATCTTGTCATCACCGGTGTACTTGACAAAAGGTTCTTCGTCCTCGTCAACTTCTTCAATTGAGTCCTCACTTTCACTTTCGTCCTCGTCTTCGTCCTCTGGAAAGAGAGTCCCGACGTGTTTACCGACGAGGTTTCGGGCTGCGTATTTCATGGCATACTGTAAGTCAACGCTTGTGATGGTTTTCCTGTTACAAGCCTTGACATAATGACCAGCTATAATCATAGAACTTTCGAGAATGGGTTGGAGCAACCCGGTCGCGGAACTAATGTACTCGGCTTCCATTTTTTATTATTACATGGAACTTAATTTTTAATTACCAGGTATCGACGTGACATTGTCTATGAAGAGTACGCCACCGAGACCGTTTTGGATGCGCAATATGTTGTATGACTTTGCGTAGATTCGAACATTGCGAGAGTTTGGATTCGGTGTGAGATTTAACCAGATGTTTTGATTCATGATTCGACTCATGTTCACTTGTCCAGTCGGAAGGTAATTTTCTGGGTCGATCGAGAAACTGTAGTTGTAAAAGTACGTGTCTGGAACGCGCGTGTGGTTGTTGTAAAACTGAACAGTTCCGAGGTACAACGCGTCTGCAACGGTCGGCGAGATGATGTCTTCACCGTTAAATTGAAGTTGCAAGTTGACGAGTTGGTCACCGCCTATAGAAGTGTTTTGATAATTCCAGTAATCATTGGTCGCGAGAACATTCGAATCCTGAATGATAAAGAAGAGTTCCTTGACTGGGTTTACAAAGTACAACTTGTACCCATTGAGAGTCGTGGAACCGGCTGGTATAACCGTCGCAGCCTGTTGAAGTTGTGTGATGACATAATCAATCTTGGCACCTTGGATGTACTGAACTTCTTCGTCTGCCAAGAAGACATACTCCACTGGCATACTCGCTTGAAACTGATTTGTTCCAACCTCTGTCGGGTACTGCACAACGCCCACGTACTGAGGAACTCCTATAGAGTAAGTATTGCTAGTAGCACTGGAACGAATCGTAAAAAACTGGTTCAAAGAAGGTGAATATGATATACTATTAGATGTATACCCGAGACCATTATTTATCCATGAAATTCCTCCATTGATAGAGTACGCTGATACGTTCGATATGACATCGTTCGAAGATGCGACCTGTGACACATTGTAAATTTGTCCATATGTTGAAGACCATGCCGTATAAGGTCCAACGACTCCTGGTATCTTAATGAGAGATGAAGAACCTATAGTGTACGTGTACATTTTTCCGGTGCTGTCACCTATCACGTACGCGTTGAGTCCGGGTGACCACGAGACACTCACTAAGGTAGCATTTATGAAAGATTGTAATGTTGGAACGAATGAGGGAAACTTGAAGTCTACACATGTGTACGAACCACTACCAAAATACCCTATAGCTACAAAATTTGTTCCGTCTGACGCTACACCTACATAATTGATAATGTCACCACTACCTGGATTGGGATCTACTACAGGATTAAAAGTACTTGTGGGTCCGAAAAGAGATAAACCTGCTCTATAACATGTCGGAGAACCAGTGTATGTATTAGCAATTGTTCCAGTGCTCACTATCAAAGTCACACCTGAACTGTTTTGTGCGATTGCAGTCAGTGGACCAGCGAATTTTACAGGTGTAGAAGTTGAAAAATAATCGAAATGTGTTGAGTTGTAGTCGTAGTAGTACACATTACTAAAAGAGTTTGGAGCCACACACGCAAAGACCAAAGAAGAAGGAAGCCACACTACGTTTGAAACTATATCACCGTACGTAGAAGGTCCTATTATAGTATTGGATAGTGGACCTGATGGGTACGCTGGTGGGAACGTCCAGTTGACAGATGAAACAGCAACTACATTACTCTGAACGTACCCACCCGCGACGAGATTCTCGAGAGGCTGAAACTGTATTCTGACCTCAACCTCGGAACGAGTCAGGGCGCACAGGGGAATCGAGAGCGCCTCGTTTCGGATAAAGTAAAAAGGCAATGCGACTATGAACGTCCTCGGGTAAAACCCGTACGCTGGCTGCTGGACGCCAGGCGAGTACGCCGTGGCCGGTCCGAGACCGTACAGGTTTGAAGTTGTGCCAGACATGTACGTGAGTGCAACTTGTTGCGAGTCGCTGATGAAGGTCTGGTCATAGATCTGCATGTATTCTCCGTTGATGCGCTCTATAACCTGACCCCCGATCACCAAGTCCGCGTACTGTATAATGGCGTTACCAATTCCATCAGTGTATCCTCCGACTGTCAGAGCCGGGAGTGTGAGTTTCACGTAAATGTTTCGTATGAGCTGTCCGTTTCGCGGTATCACGACGTTGACCCAGCTCCCAAAGTCTACGTTCGTCTGATTAAAAGGAACGTTCAAAGTTTCGAGCGCAAACTTTGTGTGACGATTGAACCGTTTTATAAAGTACGTCACGTCGGGACTTCCAGTGAGGTACTCGTCTTGTATACCGACCACCGAGAGTTGTATGCTTCCACTCGACATTACTATTAGTAGGGAATATAAAGTTTAAACTTGTTTATACATAAAGATGGAACCACTTCTCGATCCGAACCCAGGGCGCTTCTGTGCATTTCCTATCAGGTACCAGGCCATATGGGAAATGTACAAAAAGGCAGAGGCGAGTTTCTGGACAGCAGAGGAGATTGACCTCGCGAGCGACAATTGGGAAAGTCTGAAATCAGGCGAGCAACACTTCATCAAGCACGTCCTCGCGTTCTTCGCCAGTTCTGACGGCATCGTGTTGGAGAACCTCGCGGTCAGATTCATGAAGGAGCTTCAGATACCGGAGGCGCGTTCTTTCTACGGGTTTCAGATTGCCATGGAGGGCATCCACAGCGAAGTGTACTCTCTGCTGATTGACACGTACATCAAAGACTCTGAGGAAAAGAAACACTTGTTCAACGCCATTCAGACTGTTCCGGTCATCAAGAAAAAAGGAGACTGGGCTCTCAAGTGGATCGGGTCGGACCGTTCGTTCGCCGAGCGCCTGATTGCGTTTGCGTGCGTCGAAGGCATCTTCTTTTCGGGTAGTTTTTGTTCCATCTTTTGGCTCAAGAAGAGAAACCTGATGCCGGGACTCACCTTTTCGAACGAACTCATTTCGCGTGACGAAGGTCTCCACCGCGACTTTGCGTGTCTCCTGTATACGCACCTGAACAAGAAACTCGATCCACAAGTAATCACACAGATTGTGACAGAGGCTGTCGAGATTGAGAAGGAGTTTGTGTGCGAGTCTCTTCCCGTGAGTCTGATTGGCATGAACAAGGATCTCATGAGTGACTACATAGAGTTTGTGGCTGACCATCTTTTGGCGACACTGGGTCTTGCAAAGTTTTACAACACTGTGAACCCATTTGACTGGATGGAACTCATAAGTCTCCAGGGTAAAACAAACTTTTTCGAAAAGAGGGTTGCGGATTACCAGAAAGCTGGAGTTATGGCATCTCTCAACCCCGAAGAGTCGCATATCTTTGTCATGGATGAAAACTTTTGAACTGGGTGTTAAAGATTATGCAGTAAAACTAACAAATGGCTCGCGTTTGCATTATTTTCGCCGGACGCGAGGATAGGATGTCCATCTTGATGATGTATCTTCGAAAAGCTCTCGAAAAAAAATACCTAGATCAGGTTCATGTATGGGAGTGTTGTAGAAACGAAAGCGATCGCGCGTGGGTCAATTCTTTAGCTGATACTGACATACACATCAAGAAGGCGAAAGAGTATCAGGAAATATACACGTACTATCAGGATTCTGACGATGTATTT